CATATTCGCTATCAGGGAAAGCTGGATAAGCAGTTTCTTCACGGCAGTCTGGATTTTCCCTATCCATCTGATTATGCTCATTATAAACACAAGCACTGCTGCTAAAAAATGCCTGTTCAATGCCTTGCTGACGACAAGCATCTAGCACATTAAGATTAATCTTTGCACTATTATTCATAACATCAGCATCGTGATCGCCAGTGTTGATATAGCCAGCACCGCCCATATCTGCAGCAAGTTGGAATACTCTATCTACTTTTTGGTCAATAATAAAATCAACCACCTTTGGATTGCGACAATCGCCAATAAAAAACTCATCACACCCTGAACTACTAAATTCTGGCGCTTTTAAATCAACTCCACGAACCCAATAACCATCCGCTTTGAGACGTTTGGCAATGTGACTGCCAATAAATCCACCTGCGCCAATTACAATTGCTTTCTTATCCATATGTTTTATCCAATACTTTTTCAAAATCTCTTATATAATTCTCATTGCTCCAAAATTCACGGAACTCATTAGTAGGTTCTAAACCACGAGCAATTGTATCTTTTATTGTATTCTTTTCGGCTAGTAACTCTTGTTTCCAATTCATATGACGATACATATTACTATCACTTAATAGCATAGGCTTCATAGCTGTTAAGCCACTGTCAACACAACTACTAATACCACGACCTGGTTGTGTTGCATATAAGAACATATTAATGTCGTTATTATTCAAGAACTTTGATAAACTATGACGATCTGGTATAAAATCATGAGTGATATTAACCTTGACATTAGGTTTTGCAATAGCACGGCAATGATCAGCAATGCTATGGGCAAGACCGCCTGTCATATCAACATAAGCACCATATGAAATATTGATATTGACTTCAACGAGTTCATCAAATTGCTCATTGACTAATTCAATAATGCGTGGAAAATTCTTGCTATGCTGACCAAAACCAAACGAACCAATCTTTAACACTTCACCAGGTGGCGAATACACAATATCATCATAGAATATAAGTGGACGACCAATAGGGCTATGCGTTTCAGTTGCTTGGAATGTAGGATCACAAACAAAATGATGCGTCATATGTGGAAATATATTATAATTGTCGTGACCTGTAATAACATATTGCGGAATACCAGTAGATGCTAGAACCTGTTCAGTTAACCAAGGCATGGTAGATGGATGATGATTCCAAATAATACCATCTACAACATATTGGCTGTAGAAGCCATAGAACTGTTCAGGTCCATTGACTTCTACTAGCATAAATTCATATTTTTGCGATTGTTTTAGAATATTATGGGAAAACAAACCATAGGTATGAATCCCACAGTTTGTCTCGCTATTCATTACAATTGCTATTTTACGCATTCTTAAAACCAGATACCTGTTTGTTATTTTTGATATCGCTGATAGCAGTCTCAATAATTTTTACTGCTGGACTTGCAAAAGTAGTGTTACTAAAGCGGAAGTCTGCACCAATATCAAGACCATAAGGCAGTGTATCTTCTGGTTTATGGCTAAAGTTTACAAATACTTTACTCTTATCAAGCAAGTTATCTTTGGTATTTGCATAGGTAAATGGTCCGCTATTCTTACCAACAATAAGATTTACTTTGGTAGAAAGCAGAGAAATCTCACAAAGGTCACATGCAGTTACAAACATATCATCAGTAAACATGATATTTTTACACTTTGTTTCAAACTTTTCAGTTGCAACAATAGTATCGCTTTTGTGATTATCAGCAATATACTCAATAATTTTTTGCATATTGTCCATGCTGCTTTGTTTGCTTGCAACAGAACTATTGCAGAACAAATAAACATTGCCTACTAACTCGTCTTGAATTTCCTTAATCGGAGTATGATAATGGCTGTAATCAACCTGCGGAACATAATCCCACACATCGTCACTTAGTTCGAGGTCGATGCCAAATTGCTGACGAAGATTATTGTAACACTCGCCCACAATGCGGTGATGGCTAATGTAAGAAGGATGGGTGTTAGCCCATAATCCCATATATGACCCCACCCATGTATTAATAAGAATGGTATCGTCGTCACTGCCAAAGCGATTCCACTGACTAATACCATCAAGAACTGCTGCATTGTTTTCATCGTCTAACTTTTCTGCAATATCAATAGTTGCTCGATTATCTTTTTTATGAGCATAAAAGAAGTTTGTTTCTGGCAATTGACGTTTAATATCGGCAACCCATCCTCGTGTAGAGAATAGGTCACCATAATGCCAATGATTATAAAAAATAATATTTTCAACTGTTTTCATACTTTTAATTATACCTATATTAGCAAGCGTTGTCAAAATAATAATGATAAATAATAGTGTAGGTCACGGACGGCAATCCCACCTACTCTATCGCCTAGGAGGGCAACAGCATGAATACTTATTATGTATATCAATACATTCGTGAAGATTTAACTCCATATTACATTGGCAAAGGCAAAGGTTATAGAGCCTTTTCTTCACATCATCGTGTAAAACCACCAAAAGATAAAAATAGAATTATTATAATTTCAGATAATCTTACAGAAGATCAAGCATTTAATTTAGAACGAGAACTTATTACCAAATATGGTCGTAAAGATTTAGGAACAGGCATATTACACAATTTAACTGACGGCGGCGATGGGGGTGCAAATCCATCAAAAGAAACGAGAGAAAAAATTGGACTTGCATCACGCAATCGTTCGCCTGAATCTCTTGCTAAAATGAGTTTCGCCAAAAAAGGAAAACCTTTATCGGAAAAACATCGAGAAAAACTAAACATTGCACAAAAAAATCGTGCTCCTTTAAGCGACGAACTCCGTGAGAAATGTAGGTTGGCACTTATCAATTATAATAAAACCAGAATAATTTCTGACGAAACTCGTCGCAAAATGAGCGAATCGGCAAAAAACCGAATTAGGCACCAATCACGGCAAATTTAGGACAAGGAACTATAAGTTTGCCGCCCTTTGCGATAAAGTCACCTTCACGCTTGACGAATTCATCCAAAAAATGCCAAGGAAGAACAAGCAAGTAATCTGGGTTTGCTGCTCGCATTTCTTCTTCGCTGCAAATTGGAATATTAGTTCCAACAGTCTGCAAACCAAACTTATATGGTGAACGTTCAGCAATAGCGGTCATAAGGTCAGGAGTAATACCAAACAATTGTAGTAAAGTATTGCCTTTAGTTGATGCACCATACCCATACACTTTCTTGCCTTCTGCCTTTGCTTGATGCAAGAAATCAAGAACCTGTTGCTTCAATGACCAAATATTATCACCAAATGCTTTCCAGTGTGCTTCGTCAGTGATATCCCAAGCCTGTTCTTCATATGCAAGAGTTGAATTAATACGGAACTCGCAAACATCACGAATCTGCTGAGTTGCAAAAGTCTTGATATCGCTGCTAGCCTTTTGGAAGGTAACACGGAATGAACCGCCATTGGTGTCGTTTAGTGAACAATCACGTAGAACAAATCCTTCGCCTTCAAACAACTTTTTAATACTGCGTAGGTCATAGTAATAAACATGTTCATGGCAGATATTATCAAATGCTAACTGCTTTAACATAAGCGGAGTATAACTCATTTGTAGAACAAACACGCCATCTTCTGCAAGAATAGAATGAGCATCACGAATAAATGGGCGAGGGTCGTTCAAATCATAGAACATAGCAATGCAAGTGATAACCTTTACCTTTTCATTGCCATAACCAAGACTATCATATGCTTCACGACTAAAGAAATCTTGCTTGACTTCTGCAACCTTGCTGCTCTCTTCATAATATGAATCATCAGCAGGATCAATACCCAACTTAATCATATTATCAGGAACCTGACGTAGCAATGTACCATCATTACAAGCAATATCAAGCCATATATCACCATTGTTAATCTTTGTGCGGCTCGTAATTTCAGCTACGATTTCACCCAACTGCTTTGTCATGCTTGTATTGATGCCACTACGGTACCAATACTGACCATACATCTTATCAAGTGGTGCAACGCCATCAAGACGAGCAGCACCAATGGTTTCGTCAAGATACAAATCAAGACTCCATGGCTTTGTTTCACGCATTTCTGCGCCTGGCTTCATAAAATCACTTACATAGTGATCGCCTAATTCTAAAATCTTCTTCATTGTTGATAATTCCTCATGTGTAACTTTTTGCTTCTACGATAGTGCTATTGCACTTTTTATTGATAATTTGTTTAATTTGGGCGCGACGAGTATTTGCCGCATATGTTGAACTTGCAATATGAACAAAATCCATATCATATGGTTTTTTGTCTTCGGTAGAACCATATGTTCGTGCAAGGTCTTCGTTTCGCCAAATAACTTTGTTTACTTCTAGCAATTCTGCAATTTCTTGAGCCAAATCAACGTCCTCAAATTTTCCAGTAAGTGAGGTAAGTTCATTTAACTCACGTCTGACATGATTTAGTTTATCAAAATCTGCAATCTCTTGCAATTTAATTTGAAGAATTGTAATTTTATCATACAATTCTCCAACGCCGATTGGAGCAAGAATCATGCTCATAGATATGCCTTTACAAGTTTCAAATCAGTTTCGCACATATCGTTTACAAGGTCTTGAAGTGTATATTCTGGTTTCCAACCAAGAACATCACGAACTTTTGAAGCATCACCTTGAATATTAACAACATCAACTGGACGATAGAACTCTGGATTAACCTGAATCATAATATCACCAGTTGCAGCATTACGAGCAACTTCATCAACGCCGCTGCCTTCCCACTTAAGGGTAATACCAAAGTATTGTGCAGTAAGATTACAGAAATCACGAATGCTGCTTTGAATACCAGTTGCTACAACATAATCATCTGGTTTATCATGCTGTAACATCATCCACATTGCACGAACATAATCCTTGGCATGTCCCCAATCACGAAGTGAGTCCATGTTACCAAGTTCTAGCACCTTCTGTTTGCCCAATACCATGTTGGCAAATGCCTTAGTAATCTTACGAGTAACAAATAGTTCGCCACGACGAGGAGACTCATGGTTGAATAGAAGACCATTGCAACCGAAAATCTTGTAACTTTCACGATAATTTACGGTAATCCAATAAGCATACAACTTGGCTGCGCTATATGGTGAACCAGGATAGAATGGAGTATCTTCTTTCTGTGGATTAAACTTTTGAATACCAAACATTTCACTGGTCGATGCCTGATAAAACTTGGTATCATTTTGCATTTTGAGACTACGAATAGTATCAAGAATACGCAATGGACCAAGAGCATTGGTATCACCAGTTAATTCTGGCATTTCAAATGATACCTTGACATGGCTTTGTGCCGCAAGGTTATAAATTTCAGTAGGACGAACCTTGTCAATAAGATTGCGAATACTGTTTGAGTCGCTTAGATCACCATTATGGAATGTTACTCGATCTTTAACATTCTGAATATTTGGGTGATCAAAGTTTGCGCTACGACGAATGAGACCATGAACTTCATAGCCTTTGTCTAGCAACATTTCTGCCAAGTAGCTGCCATCTTGACCTGCGATACCTGTAATAAGTGCCTTTTTCATTGATAATTCCTTTGATACTGTATATATTTCTGATTATATGCGGACATAAATTTATGATACTGTAAAATCTTCCATGCCTGCGGTTTTAAGTCGAACCAAATGACCCAACATAAAATTCTTACTTTCTAGTGCCTTCATGATACCTAACCAACGGTTGCGAAGTAGTGCAACCTCATTGATAATGGTTTCATAATCAATAACTTCATCTTCGCCATCAACATATTTTTCAGCATCTCTTGCACTTAATGCACGAGCATAATGTTCCAAATACTTCTGGAAATGTTTACGGCGAACTTTACGCAATTGAATGTTCAAGAAATTTAAAACTGCTTCAATTTCTTGCAACTGATTAAAACGATGCTCGGTAATACCAGGTAAGCCACTTATGTTTTTTTCCACGATACCACCAATATTGATATCACGCTTTGCTCCATTAAGTTCAGTTTCATAATGCGCAATAAAATCTGGAATTGCACCCATATTTTGACTTACTCTGGTATACCAGTTACTCATTCGTCGTCTTCGCTATCTTCGTCAGCGTCTTCCACATCAAGATGCTCAGCAATTGCTGCTCGCATGGCACTATCAACGGCTAGTTCTTGTAAATCGTGATCTGTAATGCCTAATTCAACCAACTCATTAATAACATGGTCGGCTGCTACCTGACGGTCTTTTGCTGAAATATATTCTTTGACAGTTTGCCAAAATTGAACAAGTAATTCACTTGTATCACTCATCTTCTACTTCTTCCTTCTTAGTAATAGGAGTATGCTTATTATACTCTTCCATAATTATATCCAACTGGTCATCAGTAAAGTTTTTGCGAAACTCCTTGATGATTTCACCAGTAACTGGACTAGTATATGCAAGACGATTGCCTTCTTTGACAAGAATACCTTCATCTTCCATCATTTCAATAAGACCGCTATAAGGACTCATGCCAGTAGTGTATGGAATTTTAACCTGAACACTTTCAAATGGCTTAGCATAACGAGTTTTCATCACCTTACATGCGGCACGAATACCATTTACTTCCGATGTCTTGTTGCCATCTTCATCTTCCTTCAATTTCAATTTGCGCATAGCAACCACAATAGAAGAAGCATACACAAATCCTTGTCCACCAGAAATCTTATCATCTGGATCAAACATATCTTGCGAAGCATAGGTATGGTTAGTTGCGACCATGCCAATGTTATAAGAACCAAACATATTAACACAGTTACGAACTAGGGCGGTCAATGCCTTTGGCTTACGACCCATGTCGCCCTTCAAATCACCTGACTCAAACTGATTAACATCGGTTGGAGTAAGCAACATACCAAGAGAGTCAATTACAAATAGAACCTTTGGACGCGCTTCTTCTGCCATTGCCTTATAATGATCCATGAAGTTAGTGATAGTCTTGGCGACATCATCAATCATTGCCATATTAAGCTTAAGAAGATGATCTTCATCAGTCTTAACGCCAAGTGCTTTTAGCCAATCTTCATCAAGCGCATTTTCAGTATCAATAAGAATGACATAAATTCCCTGATCTTGAGCGTTCTTGACAATATTGCCGCTGCAAATATAACTCTTACCAGCGCCAGACTCACCAGCAAATACGGTTACCTTTCCAAGAGGAATACCCTTGTTAAAATCACCACTGATACGATAATTGAGCGTATAATTTCCCGTAGAGACCCAATCAGTTGGATCATTATATCCAACACTCATGCCTGGAATTGCTTTTGTTAAATCTTTTCTAAAACGTGCAATGTCAAATGGTTTAGCCATGTTATAGTCCTTCTTTAATTAATATACCATAAAGTTCTGGAAAAGTGGTAATAAAATTTGTGCCTCGTATTTTATCTTGAACTTTTATATATTCAAATAATTGTTCAGAATTGTCTTTATCACTTGCTGTCAAATTTTGTAATTCATTGTTAATAAGTTTAGTTTTAGCGGCATTATTAAATGGATTTTTATATTTTATACTTAAGCAGTCAGGCTCATGTAATATTCCATAAGACAATGGTATATTAACTAGTTTAGCAAAATTTTCTATATTAGTAAAATCTTCAATAGTATAAACACTCAAAGTTGTCCAAAAATCTAACTCTAAAAAATTACTTTCACTACGTAATGCAAGATAACGATGCAAAACATTATTAAAATTATACCACTTAAGTGGGTATCTAGCATATTCAAATACTTTACCAACACCATCTAAACTTATTGTTACTATTACTTTAATTTTTTTTTCTAATATACTAGGTAAATTATCTATAAATTTACTGCAATTTGTATTAATTCGTAAAATTTTTAAATTTTGTGGCAAATTCTCAAGAACATTTTGATAATTTGGACTATTACTTGGTTCACCACCATTAATATCCAATTCTATAATTCTATCTTGTGGAAGTTCTACAAATTTATTATAGTTATTAACTAATTTGTAGTATTTTCCAAATTTCAAACTTCCAATTTTTGTACTTAAATTTTCATTGCAAAACTGACAGGCACTATTGCAAATATTGTCAAGTATTCCACCAATAATCAAATAATCTTCATGATATTTTTTAAGTATTTTGTGCCTATCAAAAGCATGATTTCTTATACTTTTTTGACCAAGTTCTTCTTCTTGTTTACATCTTATACATTCTGATGGTAAAGTATCAGAATTTTTTAAATGTTTTAACCATTCGCTTTCTTCTAATTGCTGTAAGGAATCAAAACTTGGTTGCGCAACCATGTGTCCGCAAATTTCAATATTTCCATCAGGCATTATTCTTCTAAAATGATTAATTCTTGGGCAAAACATTAATAAGATTCTCTGAATGTTCAAAAATATAACGATAACCCAATTTACATTCTTTTTTATAATTGAGTAATAAATCTTTAAAACTTATATCTGTATTAATATATTTCATAAGAAAATTGTCTGCTTCAATATAAAAACCCATCATTGAAATTACATCAATATCATTTTTAAAGTTGTAATTCTGTTTTAATGACTCATTTTTATTTAAATCAGTATAATCTTTAATGGATTCTATATGTTTAAATGATAAAATAACTTCAGGATTTGTGTATCTTCCCAGACTAATTAACCATAAAAATTGAGATAAAAAATGTTTATTAATTAAAAGGTTATTTTTTATAAGATAAATTATAGTTTTTTCATCTAAATTTTCTCGCAAAACATGCTCAATAACTGTGTTTATTCCAGTTTGAAATCTTTCAACAGGTTCTCGTACAAATACAATTATTTTATGACAATTTTTTATTTGCGTGTTTAATAAAATTTTCCAATTATTTAATTTAGCAGTTTGAAATAAACTACTGCTGCCATTTTTAAATATAGGATAGATAAATTCGTGCGAGGCCGTTTGAATGATCTCGCACTTATTTGGATATAAGACCTTATCAATCTCTGTGAACATTACTCGGCCGTTTTACGATTACGAATCATGCTAAGAATATCAGCAGCCTTTTGGTTGCTATCAACCTTTGGTGCAATGCTTACTGGTGCACTTGCAACTGGCGTATCATCCATATCAAAAGGAACATCCTCTTGAACTGGTACTGGACGGCTATAAGCTACAGTTGGTTTTGCAGCAGGAACATCATCAGCATCGTTGTTGCTGTTGCCCAAGCCGCTTGGCTTGTAGTACTGACCCCAACGACTTTCATCATAGGTAGCGCCATCAACAGATGCTTCAAACATCTCTTTGATGATCTTCAATTCAGTATCGCCTGGTTTCTTTGGAAGGAAACTCTTCAAATCAAACAAACCATAAGCATCAATTGCCGCACGTTCTGTTTGAGTGAGTGATGATTCCTTACGTGCCCACTTGCTGGTAGCATAATCTGCATACTGACCCTTGCTAGTTTTAGTGATACTGAAATCCAACCCACGTTCAAAATCTGTTGGAATTTCTTCGATATCAGGGTCTTTCAATGCAGCAATGATCAAAGGATATATGCTGGGGCTAATTACAAACCTACGAATTGGATTCTCAGGAGTGCTGTCTTCTGCAAGTGGATTATCACGGATAAATCCTTGGAAGAGATATGAACGCTTCTTCCAATACTTACGACCCATTTCTTCAAGACTCTTGTCCTTAAACCAAGTGCGAACCTCTGTAAGAATTGGGCATGTTTCATTATACATTTCCACGCATGGAACTTGAACAATGACAGGTTTACTGTTCATTTGACCCTTTACTCCGCTAAATGGAAGACGAATCATTGCACGTTCAACCCAGAAAAAATCATTCTTTGTATCACCATCAGGTAAGAACCTGACACGTGATGTAGAACCTTCTGGAATGTCCCAATGTGGATAGATTGCGTTATCACGACCGCCGCCGCTATTATTTCCGCTATTGCGGGTTTCTTGTTGTGCGAGTTTCGCACGGATTTCTGCCAATGAAGCCATAATGTTTTTCCTTTCTGTGCCAATATGTGCCATATACAATAGAATAATTTCTACTGCATATACCTATTTATACATCGAACGAAGAACAATGTCAAATTGTTTTTGAATATTTTTAAAAAATCTCACCATTGCCAGTTATGCCTTGATACCACGCATAAAAGGGAGATGGCACATTAAATTTCCAAAAATCTATATTTTCTAACCAATTTATTGGTGGATTTGCCTTGTTTAAATATAATGGCATTATTTCATGCCCATTAATGCTTATATTTTCTATTTCAACTGCTCCATCGCCGCCAAGATTGACATAATGAAAATTTATAGAATCAAGTAAGTCAAAGGTTAATGAAAAATTATTTGTAATACAATCTATATCATTTACATAAAATTTAAAATTAGGATTGCGATGAATCTTAAGTTTTACAGATATGCTAAGTTTTTTACTAGTATCAATATCCATAATTTGTGAGAAATTCTGTATATCTTGGTGCATAATCTGTAATCCTATTGCTGCGCAAACGTTCAAAAGCTTTCAGAAATTTTACTAATTTATATCGTTCTTCTTCGACATTATCTGGTTCTTTAAAATTTTTCATAAAATCATAATATTCTATAATATTATTTGCAATAACTTCATTAATAAACTCATTGTTTCTTATATTAATTATAGTATTGTCTTTTTTCAAGTTATAGTATTTTATAACATTTTCTAACTTGTTAATAATTTCTTCTCGTATATCAGATGGTAAAAGTTCTATACGCATCATTGAAGGCGTTGTCAAAATGTTGCAACTCTCAACAGATAATTTATTTTCTATAATATATCTGGCAAATTCGTCAAATTCATATATTGTAAATATATTAGGTGTTATTCTTAGAGTAATAAACAGATTATCTACAACATTTTGAATAGATTTATATTTTTCAATTATAGTTAATACGTCAACTATATTACTTGGATATCTTATATAATCATTAAGTTTTGTAACAGTTTCTATGCTTATTCCCAAATGAAATTGGCGAAAGTTTTTTATATAATGAATTAATTTTTCATTATACACTGTTCCGTTGGTAGTTGTTCCTATAATCAAATTTTTAGATAAACCACTTTCTATCAATTTATCACATATTTGATAAAATGATTTCATATAAAGAGTTTCTCCACCTAAAAAGTGAATATATTTTATATCTGGTAATTTAACTAATTCTTCTACAAATTTATCAATTAAATCTGGATCATGTGTCCAGTTTCTTTTTAATTTTTGTTGATGAAATATATCAGGGTTTTCTTTGTTTAGTAATTTATAATCTGCTTCTAATCGATTACTAAACTCTGGACTGCACATTATGCATGATGAATTACAAGTGTTTCCTAAGTCTATTTGTAAATCAGTGGGATAATATGAAGATTTTCCATTATTTTCCCAACTATATTTAAAATGTTGATAATGAGGACTACTACGAAATTTAAGTTCAAATTCGTTATCAGTAATTCCACTTTTTAATAATTGTTTTTTCCTACCGCCAAGCTTATTAAATTTTTCTTCATACTGGCATGAATTACAAATATTTGGTGTTTCACCATTTAAAAATTGTGTGCGTAAGTTAGACATATCAGGACCATTATAGAAATCCTGCAAACTAACATCTTGCATATGTTGATTTAATTTTTTATTACTTGCCCATCTACAGGTTTCATAAGTCCCGTCATTTTTTAAATATAAATGAAACCATGGGCTACTGCAGAATGTATTTTTAAACATAACCTATTTAATTAGGTTATGCTGGTGGGTTAATATAAACCGTTTCGCCGTTAATAACGTCACCAGTTAGCGTTATTTGATAACGACCATCTTCTGTTGGTCCAATATTGACCGCATGGTTGGGAAAGTTAGGTGTAACCTGACTTATAACTGCCCAACTCATGCTGCCACTATTGGTATATATTTGCTTGGACGCCCAATCTTGGAGCCATGCTAAATCATAGTTCATTATGCAGTTGCCTTATGCTGTTCTAAAAATAGTATTACAGGATATAATTCTTCAACAACATCATTGGAAAGACCACCAGTATTGACACGATTGATTTGCATTTCTTTTGCACGTTGGCGCAAATTTGCAAGTGCATTTATTGCATCATCAATAGTTCGCACTGCTGCTTCGTTTACTTGTTCTGATTCAACAATACCACTAAGTCTCTTAATATCTGAAATTGCGTCAATCATTTTCTTGTAATTCCTGCTACTGCTTGCAACCAAGTTAGGTCAGCACTTTCTTTCATTTTCTTCTTGTCAGCAAGTGCTTTCTTCATTGGTTCTTCTTTGTCGCCATCCTTGTCAAAGTCAAGATAATCTGGCTTGCCTTTTGACTTGGCTTCTTCTACTGTTGACTCATCAGTATATTCTACATCGTTGTCTTTCATATAATCACGAGCAGTATCTAGATAATCAACAGCCTTTGTAATTTTAGCCTGTACCCATTCTGGTAGATTTTCATCATCGTCTAGAATTGAACGGAGTTCATCAGCAGCGTCCTTTGCAGTTTTCAAATCACTCTTTGCCATACGACCTTCTTGATCGTATTCTGCCTTGTCATCAGCACTTGGTTCATCTGCACTATGTGGAACAGTATCAGGAGCATTTTCTTTATCTTCACTATCATCTTCTTCTTGGGCGTAAACATAGTTTTCCATTAGAGGCAAACCTGCCAATCTACGCATTTCCATTACATCTTTACTCATTTTGGTTTCCTCTACTTTTTCTTCTTTGTCATCCCAACGCTTATCATCGGCGTCTGAATCTTCATGATCTGGTTCACTTGCATCACCTTCTTTTACTTGATAAGTTTTGCCATCTACTTCAAACTCTTTCTTACCAGAAGCCTTTGCAGCAGCTAATGCACCACTGAACTCATTGCCTTCATTTGGTTCTTCATTAACTGCATCTTCAAATGGATCGGTTTTTGTTTTTGGCTTCATCTTTTCTTTAATCCAAGCCATTGCTTGTTCTTTGTTATCAAAGTTTACAAGTTCACGTTCTGGATTACGCTTTAGAACTACTTCATAACCACCATGTGGGGCTGCTTTAATCATATAAGGCACAACATCACCCATTCCACCACTTGCCATGCCGCTTAAATTGCTCAACGCAGCACCACCTGTTATGCCTAAACCAGCAGCTAATGCAGCGAGACCAAGTTTTCCTCCACGACTTATGCCAGCTTCATTGACATCTTCGTTATAATCCATGCTATTAAACTGGTCATGTGACATTACATGTAGTAGGTCACCATGTGTTCTTGCTAAATCATCAAGGTCTTGGTCGTCAATTGGTGTGCCATCTGTATATTGACCAGCGGCAAAATGAGCATCACTAAAATCTGGATAATCAGTTGGATCAGGGATAGTAACTTCTAGTGAATTGATATCAACTTGCTTACCATTGATTTCAACGGGTGCTGTCATTGGTCCTTCATTTACACCTTCACGCATACCAAGTGATTGCATAACTTGGTTTACCATGATACTAATATCGCTGGTACCAAGTTCTTCTGCACCTGCGTGACTATGTGCAACATCACTGATAGCATCAATAACTTTATCCAATCCGTGTGCACGTAGCATTTTGTTAGCTGCGCCGCTGCTCATAAGACGATGGCTAATTGCATCAGTAATGTCTTCTACGCTTGCACCACGTGATTCTTCGCCAATGCCCATGATTTCTTCGGCAAAGATTTCACTTTCAGTCTTCTTGCCTTTAATTGGCGCAGGTTTACGATTAACATCTTTGCGATATTCGCTCTCATCTTCTGGATGTTTCTTGATATGATTAAGTTCTTTCAAGTATTTTTGTGCAAGTAAAATAGCAAGTTTCTTATCTTTATCATATTCTGGTTCGCTACGTTGACCAAATGCATCACCTTCGCTACTCATAAGGTCTCCCATAAGTGCAGCAAAGTTTGCAACATCATCGCCGTTAGGTGCTATAAGACGATTTGCAATATCACCAAGAATAGCAACAGCCATTGCCTTTGTATCAGTATAATTACGACTTGTCATCAACTTGTCAAGTCCACTATCAGCTTTAAGAACTAATTTAAAATTAGGGTCTTTAATTTTATTTTCTACGCTATTGCTAACTTCATCAAGTTTATTAATAGTATTCTCACGAAGTCTCTTATATGCACCAGCAGCACTTGCAAGATAATTGTCAAGATTTTCATTGTATGTTTGCTGAGTAAACCATGCTTTTACTTCTGTTACATCATCAACTTGTTCGCCCAAGAACTCAGCAAGTGCTTCAAGACTTTCATTAAATGAACGACTATTGTTGCTTAAACGATTAAGATGACGTTTTAAATTTTCTTTTACAGTTTGTGCTGCACGAATAACATTATTAGCTTCTGCTGCTTCAAATGTGCGTGTGCGAGTAGCACTTGCAAAACGTCCCAGATTGCGCATTTCGCTTACTGCACGAGAAATAATTTGACCATTTGAATCATAAGGATTGCCACCACGAGATACATGGTTAGCCATTGCCTTTGCGCCACTTACACTTTTAAATGGAAGAAGGAATTTTTCACCACTTTCATTTACAAGAAAGATGCGATCAACCTTTAACAAACGATTATTTGGATTTTCTAACATGCGCTCATTATGAACAACATGAATACGAACATTGTTAAGGTTGCCTTCGCTAACCTTGCCTTTTCGGTGCCACATAACACGGCTTTCTTCTAATGATTCTTTCATTTTCTTCTTCTCTGGGTTTGTTTTAGCTAGGAACTCATAATCTTTGCGACTTAACACATCTTTACTAATATCACGAACATCAAAGTTTAACATATGTGATTTGGAAAAACGACGCAATTCACGTAAAAATTGATACCAATAATTCTTATCTTCTGGTAGCATACGGTCGGTTATACTTGTATCAAAAAATACTTTAAGACCATTGCCATCAACAATACTGCATGTAATTTTTCCATAATCACGATTGCTTTCTTTGTCATGATATGTAAAGTTAAAAAAACGTGCTTCTTCTGGATCGATAGTTGGCACACTCATTTCATCACCCATTTTAATTTGTGGGAAACGATTGCGTAGTTTATAAAACAAATCTGTTGCTGCGTTACTTAAGTCGGCCATAGAATTATTTATGCCTTATTGCATTAAAAAACAACAAACGGCATAGGTGGTATAATGTCTTCTTTATCCATTGCCAATCCGTCACTGATTCTACTATCATACATTCTTAAGTGCAATATCATACGAACTGCCAGTAAAGTTGCCATAACAAGGTCATCGGTTTCACCAACTTTGCCTTGATAACTTACACCATGTGCCACAAATGTTTTTAATTCACTTATTAAACTTTTACTGCAAAGTTTAATTTTTCCTGTTTCTATCCATAATTTAAATTTAGAACATGCTGCAATTTTACTCTTTGGTGTAGTATTAAATCCTTTACGGAATCGGCGGCCGCCGCCACCAGGTTCACTTAAAAAACTGCCTGGTATATTTTCTTCGCCAATATCAGCAATCGCATGTAAAGCTGCCTCGCCAATACTATTATTCTCTACACTATAATAGATATTGCCAGCATCATTAGTAATCCCATTAATATATTTGCAAATCTCTGCTAAAATACCAGCTTGTTTTTGTATAATAGTAAGATTATGTTGCCATTCTGCTACCTGACGCATTGAGGTAGCATCATACACTTGGATAGCAGCAGGATCGCCTCCTGTTCCAAGACTTGGATCAAGTGCTACAATATAGATATGATTACGCTGTGGTTTTTCATACCAACGAACTTGTCCTTGCTTTTCAATTGGGTCGATACCATTTAAATCTACCAATATGCCTGGAGCAATAAGTGTTTCATCATAGATGATAAATTCGCAATTTGAAACTAATATATCGTTTGCATAAAATCTATTATTTTTTTCAACATTAAAGATATCATATACCGCAGCAGATGCTTCTTCGGTTATAGAAATTATATTTGTAATTTCATGATTATCTACTATAACTTTGTGGCTTTTGGTTAAATCTTGTGCTCGAACTTTAACTAACCCTTCTGTATAAAATTCGTGATCTGGGGTGCATTGTATAACTTGCCCATTTGCAAATCTAATCAGCAATATGGATTGTATTCCATTTTCAAGAATACCGTCAAATTTACTCCACCCAAAATCTGTCCAAATTTCAATATCTTTATTATTTTTTACTAATTTTTCCACGAGTAAATCCTTCTGGTTCTTGTCCTAATTTATACTGTTTGTTTATTTCGCCATTATTAAACCATAACAATCCTTTTTTATTGGACTTATTATTTGGATTTCTGCCCTTCCAAAATCCTTTTGGACATCGGATAGCATATGTTTCTGTTTCACCATTTGTGAACCATGTTTTACCAGCAGCATTTCCGACTTTACCTTTTTTAGATTCACTGATTTTTTTATTTCGTTCTTCTTTTTGGGTAAAATCATAATATCCTTTACGACTTCTAATCAATTCATGTGTATTTCTTTCTTCTTCGGACCACACAGTACCTTTTTTTCTACCACCAATTCCTGGTCTGCTGATACCTAAATTTGTGGCAGGTTTTCCAAATCGTGGATTTTTTTCTCCAATTTTACTCAATGATATTTTCTTTCGTTGCCCATCTGTCGGTCTCCATCCAGAGGGATTTCCTTTATTGGAATTGGATATAATTTCATAAATTCGTTCTTCATCTTTCATTATACCCGCTAGACTTAACCAAGCAACTCTATCTTGCCATCTTCCATATTGTTCAAATAAAATTCGATGTGCCTCTGCATGTTCCGCAATTGTTAAATGAACAAGATTATCTTCGTCGTCTGTTCCGCCAGCGTGTTTGGGTATTATATGATGCCAATGTTTCATATGTTTATTTATTTGTTTCGTCATAAATTACGAACTTAAATAATTTCGTAATTCAATTATAGACATAAGTTTTATTTCACCAGAAAGAAGTTTAATTTTAACAGTTGTGTCGCCAACTAAACAATTATGCTCACGACGGAAACGATCTATGCCAACACTAGCCATTTCACGTTCTGCCCAATCTTTGTCACGTTCTGGATGACGATCCCATGTTGCTAAGAATGGACTAAATCCATTGCGTCCAAGCGGTGTTTCATTGCCAAACGAATCAAATTTCTTATTTGCTTCTTTCCAAATATCAGCAAATTGGTCCTCGTCATTGTTTGGTGTTGATGTAATAATTGCCTTACCACCTGTTGATAACGTAGGACTAATAGAAGTCCAAAATTCTTTTGCAATAGTTGGGCGAACGAAAGCCAACTCGTCACAATATAAAAGTGAGATACTCATACCACGACCTGTTGTTTCGGTTGTGGTAGCACTTACAATACGACTATCATTATCAAATGTAATACTGCCCTTATTATAATCAACAACACCAGCACGAATATGGTCTGGACAGTTTTCATATGCGTATCTAATGCGCTGCATAATTTCCTGTGCGCCAGTATATTTGTTACTTGCTACAAGAATAGTGCTATCACTTACAAACATTGCATACCATAACAAGTAACCCGCCGCTAGTGTGGATTTACCCATTTGGCGACCTAACATGTTAATACTAAATCTAAAATTATGGTAATTTTTCAACAATTCTTCTTGATAATCAAATGGCACAAACTTCTGTCTACCACGAGTAGGGTGTTGGATATAAAAGAAATTACGTAAAAAATAATCTGGTCCAGTTTCGGGATCAGCGCACAAACTAAATTCTATAATTTGTTGCTGCGTCATTTGCATACGTCTATGCGGTTTTTTAGTTAAATTGTTTTCTATTGGTTTGGCCATGCAAATATTTATTGACATATTTGGCATATGTAGTATTATTAGAATTGTCACAAACAAGAAGTAAATAACTTATATGGATACCCTCATACTCAACGCTAACTATCAACCACTTTCTTGGCTACCGCTAAGCGTTATTCCATGGCAACAAAGCGTAAAGTTGCATTTCATGGATCGTATCAAGATTTTGGAATATTATGATGATTGGGAAATTCATAGTCCTTCGACGACTATGTTTGTGCCTGCGCTTGCCATAACCAAAGATTATCATAGTTTTGCCAAAGGCATTCGCTTTAGCCGTCAAAATCTGTATATTCGTGATTTGTTTCAGTGTCAGTATTGTGCTGAGACATTTGAACCGCACGACCTTAATATTGACCATGTTATCCCTATTAGCAAAGGTGGTAAAACTAATTGGGAAAACTGCGCAACGTCATGTAAGAAGTGTAACCATAATAAAGGCAATAAGCTGATTAAACCAATTCGTGAACCATTTAGACCAGATTACTGGACTCTAACTGCTCGTCGCAAACAGTTTAATTATAACATTAAGCATAAGAGTTGGTTAGATTACGTAGGTTAACTACGTGATGATGGGCGCTTTGTTGGTTTAAATTTGGCAACTGGACTGACACGATTTACAGCAGGATTTTCATCCTTGTGTGTATAAGGACTAATATTTTTTGGTGGCATACCAGTTGCTTTGCTTGCTGCCAACATTGTTTGTTCACTACCTTCATCATATGGCATAATAATTAGTTTATCACCAAGGTTTGTTTGGTCACTATATGCATCTGGCTGTGGATCAGGTGCACGAGCCAGCATGATTCCATAGCGATACATCTGATAGAAATTAAGGCTGGCGTCAGGAATTGCATAAGCACCAGCCATAGCGCGTTGTTCATAATCCAAGTGTTCACCTGCGCGATCTTGCTCGTGTTCAGCGGCTATTTGTTCGGAGACAAATTCTTTGGCTCTCATACTGGTTTTTCTCCTGTCAAATAAGGAAGACTGAACCATAACTGAAACCATTCCTGAGTGCCAGGTTGGATATTATGTTTCTTTTCCAATTCTCGTTTTTCTGTGCCAGTCAAACTAATATTGATACCTTCATTTTCAGTAAAGGTATGCTTCTTAACACCAGCAAGAACTTTGAGTTGAGTAATATTATCCATTCTTCTTTCTCATTTTACCACTATTTTGAGGAACTGGACTTGCATGATTAACATAGTTTGGTTCGCTGCTTTCTTCTGGTGTTAATTGTAACTTTGGTGTATTAAAATAAGCTGCTGTTGCATTAAGAATTTCTTCTTCTGCTGGTGTATAGCTAATGGTTACCATTTTAAGTCCAGTAGGACTTGCTTTTGCCATTTTTTTATCAGGCATACCAGCTAACGCAACGCCAAAGCGATATGCGAGATAACCACTGCTGTTATCTAATTCAGGATAAATGTGAGCATTAGGAATAGTAGTTAGAGCCTGTTGACTCATTCCCTTGGCACCAGAATAATCTGCTGCTTCATTAATAAACTCGCTTGCTCTCATTTTTTCTTCCTTGCACCGCTGTTAAATGGAACGGGGCTTTTTTTATTATTAGAAGATGGTTCTTTTCCATTTTCAGTTGTAATCCAAGATGCTTTCTTGCCCATACCTTTTACAGTGGCACTTAACATATCTTCTTCTGCTTGTGTATAAGCTGTCATAACAGGATGATCACGAAAATGTTCATGATCATGTGGCGCATTTTTTTGTGGATAACCAGCAATCTTAATCATAAAACGATAATAATCATAGCCAGGGTCCATGTCATGAACGACCATGCTTGGTTGCATAGTGCCGCTATGTTCTGGATTTGTTTTACCTTTGGCTTCTAACACAAACTCTGATGCTCTCATAAGATTATTTATGAGAAATATTACTTCTTTACAGGAAGAATCCAATAATTGGCAGTGTCACTTTTCTGACTGCAATCAATTCCTTCAAGAAATAAACGGCTGCGATTTGAATCTGCTTTTTTAAATACACATTCAAAAGTAACACGTGCCTCAGTTGCACTTGGATTACGAGCAATAACAGTTACTTCACTTTCTGGAAGTTGGTCTGTTTCAATAAGGCTTGCGCTAGCATGGCGTAATTTGTAGCCTTGTTCTTTCATTGTTTCACTTATTTTGTTTGCTGGTGCAATGTTACGAACAAAATCTGGAGTAATGCCAGCAGCTTCCATTGGAGGTTGATGCAAGAATTTCTTTTGAACTTTTTGACCTTCACGCTCAAATGTAAGAACAAACTCAGCCATTTGTTGTGCTGCGCCTTCACTTAAAAGATTGTGACGATCAAGCATGTTCCATGCTTTATTATCTAGTGCAACGGTAATACTCTTATTAGTGTGCTCGACAACAGTTGCCTGAACACTTTTTAAGCTGTCAATTTCAATATTAACAATATCACCGCTTACTGGTGCGTTGTTTGCTCTTTCTACCGATGCTAGATAATCATGAAAATTCATTGTCAATCCTTAATCAAAACTTACTGCTACATGTGTTGGATTATCACCACCAGCAACTTTTGGTGCTGTTAGTTTTGGTCTAGCAAGATCATTACCACTTGGAACTGCGGCACGTGGGCTTTTATAAATTTCATGCGGGCTGTTGTTATAAGGACGCTCATCTGAGTCACCGCCCATTGGTGCATCATCCATAGTAACTTCCATATCAGGTCCACCGCTCATACTTGGTAGATTAGCACCTACACTTGGAAATGCTGATGGTTCACTTGGAGTCATCGCATGGTCGTGAGGAATCTCTGGCATACCACCGCCTAGACCAGGTGCCATGCTGTTAGGAACATCGCCTTGAGCAGCAGCCATATCAGGTGAATTAACTCCACCAACCATGCCAGCAAGTTTAAGAATCTGTGCTAGGATGGCGTCTTCACCACTAGTTTTAATTTCAATAGCTTCTGCAACAGGATTTCCCATTTTAGTAGCATTATCAATTGCATGAGCAATTTCAGGACTGCGATCACTAATTTCCTTTAACTTTGCAAGAACATCAACCATATATGAACCATTGCTAGTTTCTGGCATGGTAGTTGGTTTTGATTCTGCAACTTTTGCTGTTACTGGTGCAATGTCATTTAACTTTGCAACACTGGCAATTGCACGACCAAGTTCTTCTGGGCTGCGGGTTTCAATTTCTTTTAGCTTTGCTAATACATCAATCATTTGCATAGTTATCTTCCTGTTGTTCCACGTGCTGGGAGTTTATTACGGTGTGTTCCAACAGGACTAGTATCGCCTTGTGGAAGTTCATTTGTAGTTTGACCCTTTGTTGGTTTTACTGCAAATGGATGTTCAATTGTTTTTACTTTAAGAGCATTGGCAAGGTCTGCAAGTAATTGAGGTGCCTTTTGTTCAGGATATGGACTATCTAAAATTGTCTTGCCTGGATTTTCTGCTACAATTGGTGCAGCTAAAATTTCTTGGTTAGGAGTAATTACCATAATATGACTGAATGGAATTTGTGTTGCTTCGTGAATCGCTGCTTGCATTTCTGCTGGTGTGCAAGGATAATTAACAACCATATCAATGATATAAAGTTCTGTTGCCTTAAGGTGACCAAACCCTGTATGATCTTCACTTACTGGCAAACTCTTTGGTTCACTGATTGCTTCGAGATTCCAACGAGCCAATACTTTTTGAAGTTTATTCATAGATTCTTTAGTGATTTCCGTAGCAATTTTTGCACGGAAGCCATATTTCTTTTCGTTATCTGTCAAATACTGAACATAGCTTTTCATTACTGAATACCTTTTAGATATTTATTGTTTTTGAATTGTTTTTATTAAATCACTTTTGAGGATTGCATTTAATTTTCTCGTTGCAACTCTTTTAGCGATTGTTTCAGCAGATTGCTTAATTCCATATCTATTATTTTTTTCACCTTGTTTTGCATCAGATAATTTTTTAAGAGTTTCGGAAGAATAAATTTTTCCTAAATTTGCTTTTCTTAATTTTTCACAAAATTCGGGTGATTTTTTTCTTCCTTTATGCCAAGATGGTTTTCCTTTTTTTGCTTGACTCATTTTTTGTCGTGCTTCTTCGGAGTGCTTTCTTCCAATATTAAAAACACCACCGCTAATGCCTTCGCCACCATTTGTTTTATTTAAAAGTATTCCTGTTCCATTATCTTTGCGGCCATACCAAGCAATTAATCGCCGTTCAATTGCCAATGCACCAATTTCAGTTAAATTATGTTCAAGTATAACAATTTTAGTTTGATCTTTGGGGACAGATATGCCATTATGTACCTTATATGCTCTTTTATCTTTACCCTTACCAATATAATATGGCGTTAAATCGGACTTTTTTATATAAGCATATACATAGTATCCACTTGGTGGATTATTATAATTAAATATCATTACTGTTGCCCTCCCAGGCGATAGAGTAGGTGGGATTCCCGTCCGCGACCTACACTATTATTTAGTTTTTTCTTATTGTACGAAGTAACTCGTTTCGGTCAAAAACAGTGGCACTAATAGTTTCTGTTTCTTCGCCCTTGTCTTTATTCATATCATGTTGAAGTTTCTGCGCTCTCATTGCAAGTTCGGTTTGTTTAAGTTTCTTTTGCACTTTACCTAGTTTTGCAGTAACTGCCGTTGCTAACATCTTAGCACTTGCTTCAAAGATAGGTGCTGAAAATCTAGCCTCTACATTCATACCAAGACTCTGTAAATTTTCAAAACTCTCAACTGCTTTTTCAGTTAATTCATCAAGTTCTTTGTCCATAGCATCTTCTGGTGCTTCGGGTAAGCTTGCTTCAAGCTGATTAGCATTATCAAGTGCTTCTACCATTTCTTTGCTAGCTGGCGGTAAATCAAATAATTCTGCAAGTTTTTGTGTCATATAGTAATTTATCTCTTTTTCTTGGTATTAGAAAACATATCATGCTCTGTAACTACACGGAAACTAATTCCGTTGCGATCACAAAATTCTTTTGCTGCTTTCCATTTAGCTTGGTTTACAACAGCTTGAATTTGATTTTTTTGACTACGACCAGCAGCTTCTAATGTTGTTTCTTTGTGTGGTTTAATCTCTACCAACTCGCCTTTGCGATTTCCATTAACATCTTCATAAATTATAAAAAAATCTGGAACATAACTTTTTGTCTTATTAACAACTGGATTTACATATTGAATAGATATGCTTTCACTTGCCCATTGTTTTACACTTGGATGTTCGTCAAGGAAATTCATAAACTTGAGTTCCCAACTGCTGCGATAACGAATACTGCCTTTGCCAATATATTTTTCTGAATTTTTAGGTGTAAAAATACCCTGACTATATTTTAAACTCATACTAAAATATTTCTTGCGACACTCGGTGCTGTACTATTATTATTTTTATAACCAATTTTACTGGTTGAACCTTTTACACTATTAAAAAAACTAATTAATAATGTTTTAGTATTATTGCTTTGTGGATTAGCTTGAAATTGTTGTATAAGATCAAGTGGATTAAGATTATTGTTATAAGTTAAAGTAATTACAGCTTGGGCCAGTGCAGATGCCGCTTCGCTGCTATTTGTAAGTGTTAAAAAATAACCATATACCTGTCCCCAAACAGCATCACTTATCTGTATAGGTTGGCTAAAATAACCATTAAAAAATACTTGGGTATTAGTTGTTTGACCGCTTGGAACATTTGCCATATTAGTATTTACTTATTGGCGCTATATTGAATATAACTCTGTGCAATAGGAACCAGATTAGTTCCGCTAGGAACATTCAATGTTGCAAAATGAGATTCAGCAATTGATATATCACTTTGACTATATCCCTGAGACAACAAAGTTGCTTGCCAAGTATTACTATTATACTGTGCACTTGGAGGTGTAGTAGGATTACCAAAAGTTAAACTGCTTGGAACGCTTGTTGGTTGACCATAGTTGACTGTTCCAATATTATTAACACTAGCTGGATTATCAATGTATTGTTGTGCGATAAGTGCCTGTGAACTTACCGTATTACTAAATCCACCATAACTTGCAACTGTAGTAGTTGGAACTGTATTAACGAAATCAGCAGCACTATTAATTTGATCTGCGCTATAACCTTGATTCCATAAAGTGCGTTGCCAACTACCATCGTTATATGGACTTAGTGTTATGTTACTAGATGTGCTATCTGGATTTGTAGTATTATCAAGCAAAGATGGTCTTACTGGTGGCAGCGGCACTGATGTTGCAATAGTTTGTGTATTTGTATCGGCAACAGGAAATGAAGTATCAGAACCATTATTAGTTGAACCATTGTTTGCAACAATATTATCAATTTCAGCTTGACTTAACCCTTGATTACTTGAAGGATCATAAGCATCAGTTTGATCTGCAAAGCCATATGAACCTTGTTGTTGATTATTATATGCATTACGATTAGCAAAGCTATCACTTTGTGACTGTAATTGTCCTGTTATAGGATTAATATAATAGTTTCCACCAACCAATGCACCACTTAATGAACTTGGAGTATTGTCATAATAAGCAGACTCACTGAATCCAGGTATGCCACTAACAAACCCATCTTCATAAGTTACTCCATTATAACGAACTTGCATATTTGCTTCCATTACACCTTGTCCCTCACTATATTCATGAGTATCATGTGAGAAACTTGTGATAACAGGATTCATAAGAGTAATTTTATTACTCTGGCCGCCATACATGCTGTATATTTCTATGGAACTAAAAAACGGAACGGTACTGCCATTATCTAAACCCCAAGCACTTGTATAACTGCTACCAGATTTATAACGAGTATCATTATTATAGTCATTAAAACTATATGTTCCGTCAGCATAATAATAATTGTAATAATCTGCCCAAAGTTGGCGGAGCGCATTATTATTATCATCATGGAATTTAATACTTACGGGTTCATACTTGATGCGGTCTTGAATATAAGTATGACGATTATATTGATTTAAATCTTTTACATCAATTGTAAATTTTGGCAATTCTATGCTTTTAACTAATACACCTATTTCATTTGTATCTACATTTGTAGGAATGTTGGTGCTAATAACAAAATTTACATAATATAAGAATTTATATTTTGGGCTTCGCGCAAATCCACTTGTTCTAAAAACTTGAGCGGCGTGTCCATAATCATGAACTCCGCCGCCACCAGTTAGTTGATTTGCTAAACTGTTTAGAAAACCCCAAGAACTAGCCATAGTTTAATCCTTTAGCCAGTTACAGAGGCTCCATGTGTTCTTGTAACAGATACACCAACACCGCCGCTATTTGGAACTTCAAGAGCATTGTCATAACGAATAGTTAAGCTAATAGTTGCTGGATCATTGCTGCTATAATCAAAGTTGTTATAGTTTACTTCTTGTAGGAAGCAACCATATAGCTGCCAAGTTTCAAGAGTAGTTGGACCGTTAGCGCCATTGCCGCCGTCAAGTGCTTCAAACTGTGTAACGAACTTATAATCAATGCCACTAACTGCGCTTGCTTGTTCAGCAAAGTCAAATTGCTTTTGAATCTGTTCACCAATAAGAAGGCGAATGCTACCCTGTGCATCATCACGAAGTTCACAAGTAACAGTTTGCCATTCAGGTTTGCCCTGTAGGTACATTCTGCTATTATAGATTGGAATTTCAATCTGATTAAAGTTCACGTTAGGGCGAGTAAAGTTCATAACCTGTTTGGTTAATTCGGTTGTGTCTGTACTAGTTCCGAAATTTAAGAATGTAACTCTAAAGCGGTATTTTAGCAAAGGCATTAATAAGCCTTGATTGCTTGCACTTTGGTCACTATTACTAGCAACAGGAACCGTCATGTTGAGTAATGATGCAACTGCCATCTGTATCTCCTATTAAAAGTATTTATAACAATTCAAATACTTTTTAGAGGGGGGTATAAAACAAAAGCCTC